AAGACTTTCTACTCAAGAATAACTATCAACAGTTCTCTCATCGCTTGCATTGGCACGAGTGTCCTTTTGTTGATGAGATGAAGAAAGAAACTAATCGTGTTAAATTAATCGAAGGTTGTATTTTGTTCTCGTTTAGTAACGAGCATTGGCAGACGTTCAGAGCATGGAAAGATCATGGCTATGATGGTATGAAGGTACGATTCTCAAACTATCGCCACGCACGTTCTGATCTGTTCCAGATATATTATCCAAAGGATACGAAGGTCAAAGACTGGTTGATCGAGACACCAAAACATGCAGCTATAGAGATCGACAAGCTGTTCGAAAATACAAAGCGTCCGTTGACCATGATGGAGTTTGCCAAGAAGATGAACATCATCATGGTACGAGACTTTGGTTTCCGTAATGCCATGTACCCATCGAAGAATGCAGCTCGTCACATTGCAATGACACACCCAGAATTGGTAGATCCAGATTCATTTTTACATGGTGGTACAGGTTACTTCGATGGACTATCACAGGTGTTTGACTGTCCTCACCTTATGAGTAAGTCGAAGTACGAGATAGATGAGGATGGTCAGTATGTGCCTATGAACAAATGGGCAGAGATGCAAGTAGAACATATGAACTATTTGAAGAATCATCCGAATAATCCAATACACACTCATCAATATCTCAACTTAGAAGACAAACTATGCATGCATTATAAGTTTATGTCGATGAAACTTGGACAGAAAAAACAAACGAAGATGATCCCATATGATTGGGTTTATCCACAAAATTGGTCATTAAAAACTAATAGGTACGATCGTGGCGCATAATAATCATGTGATTGATGGAGTAAATAAGGATGTCGGCATCTTCGGTTACGAGGCTGCTAAAGACTACTACTTGGAGCTGTGTGATGGATGGACACCATATAATGACGACCCAATCGTCAAGGTACATGATGGAGTGCGAGTTGTCAGGGACGATCTTATACTTGGAACCAAAACTCGAGCTGGCGATCTTTTGGCTGCTCGTTGCCCATCTGACACCATGGTTTATTGCCAGCCTCGCACTGGTTTGGCTGGAGTTTCTTTACTTGACGTAGCTAAACATCATGGCAAGAAGGTAAAGTTGTTTATGCCTTCTTCGAAACGAGTATCACTGCATCAAGCTTGTTGTATCGAGCGTGGTGCTGATGTAGAATTTCATCGTATCGCTGCGATGCCCAACCTCAATAAAAAGGCGAAAGAATATGCTGAACGAACTGGCACGTATTTTATCCCGCTCGGACTCAAACACGAACTTGCAACTGCAGGAATTGTCTATGCGGCTAGTAAGATTCCTGAACCCGAAGTCGTATACGTCACTATCTCTACTGGTGTTCTTACAAGAGCTCTTCAGATTGCATGGCCCAATGCTATCTTCCGTTGTGTTGCTGTTGCTCGGAATCTTAAAGCCGGCGAGTTAGGTCGAGCTGAAGTCATATCAGAGCCACTACAATTTACTCAAGCAGAGAAGAAAGAAAATCTGCCACCATTCCCTACTATCGACACATATGATGGTAAAGCGTGGAAGTACATACCTAAAAATACTAGTCAGGACATACTTTTTTGGAATGTAGGTACTGAACCTGTTTTACAAGATGAGACGATTTATGATAGAATAGATTCATATCGTCAGTGGGAGAAAGATCAATGCGCAGCTTAGTTGCTTGTCCGTTCAATGTAATGTCTAAGTCTATGGACAGTCATCGTGCCGCACAAGGTGTCATCTACGCTAGTCAACTCAACGAAGCAGGATACAATGCAGACGTGTGTATGTCTGGGTTCCTCTATAAGGAAGATTGGAACCAGTACGATGAACTATACGTATATCATGGTAATGATTGGGGTGGTTCGCTGAATCTGTTTGGTGGTCTACAAGGTTACAGTGGTATCTACAATTTCGTTAACTTCTCAAAGTTCAAGGGTATGGTATACTCACTCGCTATTGATATGCCTGACTACTATGCTATTATGAAAGAGAAGTTAGACAAAGCAAAAGAGAAAGGACAGCTGTTTGATCCTGAATGGAATGAGATAGATTGGGATAATCTTAAGCGCATCTGTATAGAAGCAAAAACTGTAGACACAAATAAAATGGTACAACATAAAAAGATTGCAATCGGCGATAGTCATGCTATTTGTATGTATCGTCCTGGTTGGCAAAATATCTCAATACCATTTAAGACGCTACACGGCGCATTGAAAGAAGGCTTAGATAGTTTTATTCCAAAAGGTGCATACACTGATATTGAATTTTATTTTGGTAATATCGACGTAAGACATCATCTTTGTCGACAAGACAATCCTGAGCAAGCAACAAAAGAACTTGCTCGTAAATATGTAGAGCAAGCTCGAGCCGTTTGTGAAACATACGGTGCAAATGTCAAACTCTATGAATTATTACCCATCGAAAATCCTAGCCGTAAAATACCAAAAACTGGTTGGCACAAAGGCGCGCCATTTTGTGGTGATTGGGTATCTCGTAATGCCATTCGAAAAATGTTTAGAGAAGAACTAAGACTACACAATTCGAATGCAGTTTCTTTATACGAGTGGGTAGGAGAGATGATAAATAATCAAGGTGAGTTAGACTTTGAATATATGGAAAAACCACAGTCCGTACACCTCTCTCGCCGATGGTATCCACATTGGCAAGGTTACGAGTACAGCCACGCTCCATACATTGACTACACACCTATTCCAGAGAGTGAAGTAAAACAAAACTCTCTTGAAGCATTTTTTTAGTTTACAAACCCGCGTTTTTATGGTAAGATAATATTTCAAAGTGAGGATATATTATGGAAATTAATGTACAAGTTGAAGAGATGCGAAAGTTTAAACTTTTCGTAGCTACTCCAATGTATGGTGGTATGTGTGCTGGTATGTACACACGAGCAATGGCAGATCTATCTGCAAAAATGGCTAAGTATGGCATTCCATTGCAATTTTATTATTTGTTTAACGAGTCATTGATTACACGAGCTCGCAATTATTGTGTTGATGAGTTTATGCGATCTGATGCTACACACTTGATGTTTATCGACTCTGATATTGGTTTTAAATCAGACGATGTACTTGCCATGTTGGGTTTGATGATTCAAAATCCTGATGAATATGANGTAATGTGTGGACCATATCCCAAGAAAACGATTGCATGGGAAAAGATTACACAAGCAGTTAACCAAGGTGTGGCCGACGAGAATCCAAATAATCTTGAAAATTATGTTGGTGATTTCGTACTCAATCCAAGAAAAACTGGTGGCATTAAAATCAGTGAGCCCGCTGAGGTAGCAGAAGGTGGCACTGGATTTATGATGATTCAAAAGCGTGTCTTTGAAGAGTATGCTGAGAAATATCCTCAGTTCTACTATAAGCCAGATCATATTCGTACTGCAAACTTCGATGGTAGTCGTGAAATCATGGCTTATTTTGATGCATTGATTGATGATAAGTCACAAAACTTGATGAATGAGATCGAAGCATTTTATGAAAAAAATCCCGATGCGTCCAAAGATGATGTGATTGCATTCTTGTCCGATAAGACGACAGGNATACATCAAGAGAAATATTCTAATCGATACTTGTCCGAAGACTACATGTTTTGTTATAATGTAATTCGAATGGGTCGAAAGGTATGGATGTGTCCATGGATGCAGCTTAAGCATGTTGGATCATACACATTTGGTGGATCACTAGCACATATGGCCCAAATCGGTACAAGTGCAACAGCTGATCCTAAAAAACTTGGTAAGAAAAAGTAGGAAACTATATTATGAAACTCAATACACGTACTATTCAAGTACTCAAAAACTTTGCGTCTATCAACCCGTCCATTCAGTTCTCTGAAGGTACGAATTTGAAGACCATTTCACCAAACAAGACGATGATGGCCAAAGCCAAACTCGAAGATGTAATTCCTTCGACTTTTGCAATCTATGATCTTTCTCGTTTCCTCGGTGTTGTATCATTGTTCGAAGATCCTGAGTATCAGATCGAAGAGCGTATGGTTAACATCGCATCACCTGGTCGAAAGGTTAGCTATACATTTGCTGATCCTTCCACCATCATCACACCTCCAGATCGAGAGATTGTGTTGGAAGATCCTGATGTTGTGTTCGAACTCAAGCAAGAAAACTTTGCTGAGATTATGAAAGCACTCGGCGTCATGTCATTCCCCGATCTTGTAGTCGTTGGCGAAGACGGTAAAGTTGTTCTTCGTGCAACAGACACAAAGAATCCATCTTCTGATAAATATGACATTGAAGTTGGAACTACCGATCGTACCTTTACCGCAGTTTTCAAAACAGAAAACGTTAAGATCTTGCCGTCCTCCTACACGGTTAGTCTTTCCTCGAAAGGCATTTCTCACTTTGTGTCCGACGATGTAGAGTATTGGATCAGCCTCGAAGCTAACTCGACCTTCGGGTAATACGATCAAAAGGGGGCACGCAACAACTTGTCGTGTCGGCCAAATGCGCGAAGGGAACGGGGCGACTGGCCATTTCTATTTTATGATAGTGGTGATATATGCGTGATGATTTTTTATGGGTCGAGAAGTATCGTCCCAAAACTGTAAGTGATACAATTCTACCTGTTGATCTCAAGAAAACATTTCAACAGTTTGTCGATCAAGACAATATTCCAAATCTCATCCTCACTGGTGGTCCCGGTGTAGGTAAGACGACTGTTGCTCGAGCAATGTTAGAACAACTCGACTGCGACTACATCGTCATCAATGGCTCGATGAATGGTAACATCGATACACTTCGTGTAGAGATACAACAGTTTGCCTCATCAGTCTCACTCAGTGGTGGTCGTAAGTACGTCATCCTCGACGAAGCAGACTACCTCAATCCAAACTCCACTCAACCAGCACTTCGCAACTTCATGGAAGAATACTCCAAGAATTGTGGATTCATTCTGACTTGTAACTTCAAGAATAAGATCATTGAACCTCTTCACTCTCGATGTAGTGTGATCGAGTTCAAGATTGCCAAAGACGACAAGCCAGACATGGCAGCTCAACTCTTCAAGCGAGTCATCAACATCCTCAAATCCGAGAATGTGGACTTCGATCAGAAAGCAGTTGCCGAGGTAATTAGTAAATACTTCCCAGATAATCGAAGGATTCTGAATGAATTACAACGATACTCTGCTACTGGCAGGATTGACACTGGTGTACTCGCTAATCTACATGAGACTACATTACAAAACCTTGTTGGTGCTTTACGAGACAAAGACTTTACTACCGTCCGAAAGTGGGTTGCTGACAACTCAGACGTAGAAGCAGCTACCATCTTTCGTCAGATCTACAACAAGTGTTGTGATTTTCTAAAACCTGGCAGTGTGCCTCAACTCGTTCTCATCCTCGCCGATTATCAATACAAAGANGCATTCGTTGCTGATCACGAGATCAACATGACTGCNTGCCTTACCGAAATCATGGTCAACTGCGAGTTCTCGTAATGTGGAGAATTTGGGCCAAATCACTCGGTGAAAAAGTAGGCGAAACAGATACTCAAGCAGACGCAGTAGCAGTCATCAGGACTTTCTGGTGGCTCCTCCATGTGTTTACCTGTTTCATGATAATCATACACAACGGTCATAATTTAGGATGGTGGTGATGTTTAAGAGAAAGCCCAAGAGAACATGTGAAATACCTAAATGTAGCAATGTACTACCTGAAGAACCTGCTGTAATATACATGGGTGAGTATGCATTCGATGTCTGTGAAGAATGTGAGAAGTTGATGGATATTATACAAGAGAAAACGGAGGAACACTATGGCGACGAGTCCCTTTGATTATCTGAACTCCATCAATGTCACAAAGAAAAACATGATGCGAGACACTGACAATGACAAACTTGCCGAAAAAGACTACAATGCCTTCATCGTCAATCGAGGCCTATCATATTTCCAAGATACTGTTACTATCGCTAATGAAATGAATATCCACCACGAGCTCGACCACCTCCTTCAATA